CAAGTCGTAGGATCATCTTCATCTAGTGTCATACCAGATGCAGCAGTATTAGAGTCACGTAAAGTGAAATTCAATTCTGGTTTATCGTCACCAGAGACGAGATTAATCGTTTCGTAATAGGCCATTCTTTAACTCCTACGGAGGTTGTTCTCAGCATTTTGGCTATGCAATTTCAATGTTACTCTTAAATTACCGCATGTCAACAGTAACTTTAAATACCCGTTTACACGAAACCATTATCCTCAAGTTTAGTATTTGCATCTAAATTATCAGGATTAGTTAAGCCCAGCGTTTCAATCTGTTTACAGCTCTCTCGAAAGCGCATGTAGTAGGTATTATTTTCTGCTTTGATGTCACCACTTACCGCTGCGTGAGCTTTGTATGCTGCATAATTAAGCAGTGCCTCTGTATAAATCTGCGGAATTGGTAGAGTCGTACGTACAGTTTTTGCCAATTTTGGCGAAGCAGCGTAAGTGAGGATAACATTTTTGCGTTCTTTTACGTCATTCCCTTTGATACGTGCGTATGAAGGATCAGTGAAAATTATACTAAGTAGCATATCCTTGCCATCAACTAAGTTAATTTTACTGTTATTGATGGGGATCTCTTCACCATCCTCGAATGTACAGCTAATCGCATGGAGAAAATTATCTGGAAGTCTGTAATCTTCTCCATCACGGATGTGATCCAAAATCTCAGTCTTCTGCAGAATGTTGAATTTTTTGTGAAGTTCTACATTAGCTAAATTAACATAAGTACGTAACTTATCTTGGTTAACAACTTGTGCAGCTGAGGGTGCTACAGCAGCATTTGGATCCATATCTCCAACATCTGAGACTGCTAATTTCTGCACCTCACCATTAACTAAAAAATCGATATAATCTGAAACGTACATATTAACTCCTATACAAAGTAACTACTTTCATATTCTGGCTCTGGGTCATCGTCCCAATACTTACTGAACTTATTACCAGTTTCATCCACTTCAGTAGACACTTCGCTAGGCTTCCAAGCATTAAACTCGGGTAACATAGATATATTATCTACCTGATCATCATTCTTTGACTTAAATCCCTTAACTGTTGCGAGTGTAATCTCATTAAGCATCTCCCGCAACTCTATAGAATCTCGAAGTTCCTCTGGAAACCATATCTTACCTGATTTAAACAAAGGTACAGCAGTTTGTTGGAATCTGCTCATTTTATCCTTAGTTGGGCGGATACCTATGCTATTGCTATTCTTGCCCTTAGCTAAAGTAAAATAGATATTACGGCTAGACATCTCATTCTGTATCCAGCTGATAAAACCTCCCTGCTGCCCAGTAACCTCAATACCGACTTCCTGAGGATTGTACTTCTGAGCTAATCTAAACAAAGCATCCACTGACTCATTCATCAGTGCCTTCTTACAAAAGCCATCAGTCCATAACCACTCACCATTATTCGTGTACGCCCACACGTTAATGGTACTGAAGTCAGCAGCTTCCTTAGCTGAAGTTGCAAAGTCAGTTGTGATATAGAAGTTAAATGCATGTTTTTTAGTAGTTACATTAGCATGCTTATACCAAACAATGTCAGAATCCATGATAAGTCTCTCATCCTCTGACATAATTCGTAACATAAGTTCTTGGTTAAAGCTGTCGATCTTACCTGCAGCCTTAGACTTATCGTACTGTCCTTTAACGTATCCGTAGTTAAAACGGTCTTCCCAAGCTCCCTTAAACTCCTCCTCACTAACAGGAAACTCTTCACAGACAGGGTACACGTTTACGTACCAAGCTCCTGACTCTACCGCTTTATATAAAGGATCTTTAGCGTTAAACGGGGTACCTGACCAGATGACTTTACGCTTCTTAGGATGGAGTGCATAGTCAATCGCAGAGTAGACCGTATTCTCTACGCTCTCAATAACAGTAGGTGATCTAGCATCATCATCTGAAATAAGATCATCCAGAATAGCTAACTGAGGACGAGTATTCAGTTCCACAGTACCACGAACACCAGTATTATGTGTCCTAATATAATCATTAGCTAAGAATTGGTGAGACTGCGAATCAATAGCAATACACTGACTTGGAACATCTTCAATTTTATGAATACCAATTATAGATACTTTATTGCTTTTATTAAATTTCTCTCTAATAGCTTTTCTAGGCAACCAAGTTGTATGCATGTTTAAACAAATACCGATTTTTTGGTACCCTTTTCCACCAACTACCTGTTGTTGCCATAATTTAGCAGTACCCCCTAAACTACGAACTAGTCGAAGTACTCCATCACATAATTGGCTTGATTTAGAACAAAAAGATACTTTTCCTTCCAGACTAATAGTTCCGTCAGTATCTATAAGCCCCTGTAATAATTGTAATCTTTGCTCTTTAGACCCATAAAAATACTGTTCTGGAATATGTTTATTTTTACTAGTTAGCCCTGCTATACCAAGAAATTTGGTAGCTTGGGACAATCCTTTAATAGTTAAACTAATAACATTAGAATTTTGCGTATCTACATACTCAGTACCAAGTTCATAAGGGATATGTTCTTTGTAAAAAGTAATATCAGCTTTATGAGCATGCAGTATATTACTGCCATCAGCTTTTATAGAACCAACCCCTAAAAGTAGTCCTAGAACATACGGATCAATTGGAAATTCTTTTTGTGGGTATTCTAACGGAAGAGTATTTTCTATTTGAAAAGTATAATTTTTGGTGCCGTTCTTTTTAGTCCTGAATAGTGGAGAATCAAGTAATTCTTGAGTAGTTAAATTTTTGGCTACTCCATATTTGAGCACACTATTTACATGATCAATACTAGCATTTAAAGTTCTACCATCTGATAATTCTAGTTGATACATGGCTTTATTAAATACTTCACTTTTAGCAATAATAGGAGCTAATGTACCTTCAGGCCCATAAATACGATCTCCTACCTTACAGTCACCGATTGTAGTAGTTCCCGTCTCTGTATAGAGTACGCTATCTAAAGCGAGAGCTTTTGCACCGTGACCAGTGACTACAAACTCTTTCCCTTCTTTATTCTTAAAATACCAACGAATATCAGTAAATTTGGTTATATCTAAATATTGCTTCAAGAAAGCACTATTATCACAGCGTCTTTCTAAACGTAGCCTCATCTTCTTCACACCATTCTCAATGGAGTCAGAAACGTAGAGAGCATAGTCTACTTCCCCAAAACCGGGGATAGACCCATAGATAGCTAAGTATAAAAACAGGTACTCTGCCATGATTGTAGTCTTAGCTAAACCACGACTACACATATTGACGGTATTCTGTTTCTTACCAACAATATTATCTAACATCTGGTAATGTATAACCGGGGTCTTATTCTCCTCTCCCCGCTCACCATTAACTAACTTGATAAAGCTCACAAACTCAAGGGCAAACTCACTTGGGATGTAGTCTGGATCATCTGAGTAGTTAATATCATTAAGCCACTCTTCTACGGTCTTCTTAATCACGAGTCACCTCACTATACTCAGCCTCCTCGATATCTACCTTCTTAGCTATGATATCGCTATGTGCAATATCTTGAGCACTCGCATGTCCACCTTTAATCATCTTCATTTGCTGCTGAGCCAAGGCGCGAGTAGTAGCCCTTAAATCATCTACTATATCACTATTATTGTAATTAATATCCAACTCCACTTTAGCCACTTCAGGAGCCTTTAAATTAATAATCAGACTCTCTGCAGCTTTCTGTCTAACAGTCTCACTACGGGCATTCCTCATAAGCTCAGCCTGAACATTAATAGCTTCCTGATGTAGATCCATATTTAGGATATGCACAGGTACTAATGTTTGCTCAGTAATTTTAACTACTAATTTCTTCTTAGCATAACTCGCTGCCATACTAGCAATGTCTTTTCCTGAAGTACCATTATCTACTAACCTCTGATACCTATCTGGGAATACCTTGCTATACGCAATAGTATTACTATCTCCCAACATCTTTAAACTAACAAATTTAACGCTATCTACGTAGGTAGCAATTGAAGCACCACCTTCCTGTAAAACAGACGCGAATCCAACTACATTCTCTTTGTAGACTCTACGTAACTCATCATTAGGTTCCGCATTGACTAATTGTACTAAATCATCTGTAACTGAATTTTTGAGCTTCTTATTAGGCAATGCCTGAATTAATTGATCTTTTGTTAATTGACTACTCATAATTACCTGTATGGGATATATAGGGGGAAATACCCCTCTGCATCTTTGATTGCCTGAACTAATAAATCAATATGCTCAGACTCGAACCACTCTAACCTAGCGCCAATAGGCTGTATCTTCTTAGTTAGTATCTCTAACATCTTCTTCTCTACATGTAC